CCGGCCCGGCGCAAGCCGGCGCCGGTGTGCCGCACCGCATTGCGGCTGCCGGCAGCGGCCGGGCCGCCCGTCCGCAACCTCCGCATGAAAGGGCCCGCACATGGCCGATATTCAGACGCAGCACGACCCCGGCAACCGCAGCAAGAGCGCGATCGCCGCGGCGTTCACCTCGCTGACCGCCGGCGGCACCGGCGACAACACCGCCGTCACCGGTACCACCATCGACCGCAACACGCTGGGCGTGGGCAACGTCGCCACCTTCCACATCCTGTACGAGGCGGTGCTGGCGCAGGCCGCGACGCTGACGCTGAAGACCATCGCCTTCGAGCACAGCGACGACGCCAGCACCTGGGTGGCCTATACCTCGGGCTACGGCAACCCGGGCGACCCCGGCGTGGTGGCCACCGGCGGGACCGGCGGCAGCACCGAGCGTGGCGTGGCGAACCTGCCGATCTATGTCGGCAGCGCCAAGCGCTACATCCGGCTGAAGCACACGCCGGACCTGAGCGCCGCCAACACCGACACCGCGAAGACGGCGGTGTTCGCCAGCCTCAGCGGCTTCGACCGCCTGCCGCCGGCGTAACCCATGCCGATCCTGCGCATGCTCCGCACCCACGGGCTGCTGAATGCCGGCGCATGTGCCGGCTTCAGCGAGGCCGAGGCGGCGGAGCTGATCGCCTCCGGCGCCGCGATGCTGGTGCCGGAGGAGTACGAACAGGGCGAGTGCATTGGCGAGTCCGACGCCGAAGCCATCGCCGGCTTCACGGCCGTCGCCGAGGCGAACAGCGCGGCGCTGGCCGAACTTGCTTCGCCAGAGCCTGCGGTGCCCGGGCCTGCGCCGGCCGCCGAGCCGCAGCCGACGCCGCCGGGCCGACCTGACGCGGCCGCGGCGCTGCCCGACAGCGGCGCCGCACCGCGCGTGACCGGCGAGCGGCCCCGCCGCCGCCTCTCTCCACCCCTGCCGACAAAGGAACCCCACCAATGACCGCCACGGTCCCCGTTCAGTTCACCAAGCGCGTGCCGCCCTACCACGTCGGTGAGGTCGCCGCCTTCCCGCCCGATGTCTCGGACGCCCTGATCGTGCAGGGCGCGGCCAAGCAGCACACCATTCCGCCGAAGGAGCTGGAGGCCGCCCGCAAGGCCGAGGCCGGGCGCCTGGCCGCGATGGAGAACCAGGGCAACATCGGCACCCTGGGCGCGCAGATCGCCACGGCCCTCCGCGCCGGCGCCGCCAACTAAGGCGGCCCCATGATCAGCACGCTCACCCTGGTGACGCCGCCGGCGGTGGAGCCGGTGAGCGCCGAGCTGGCCCGCGCGCATGCCCGGGTGGACAGCGACGACAGCGGCCTGCTGGCTTTCTACCTGGCCGCCGCCCGCGCCCAGGCCGAGAACTTTCTCGGCCGCGTGCTGATCACGCAGACGCTGCGCTGGAGCATTGGCCCCGGCGCCGCGACCCAGGGGCCAGGCATGGGCCTGGTGCCGTTGACGGCGCCCGCCACGCTGCTGGCGCCCGGGTCGCTGATTGTGCCGCCGCTGGGGTTTGCCTGGCCGGGGCGTGGCACGCTGGAACTGCCCCGCGCGCCGGTGCAGGGCGTGACCAGCGTGACGCTGGGCGGCCTGGGCGAGACCGAGACCACCCTTACCACCGACGATTACGACCTCGACCTGGCCACCGACCCGGCGCGCCTGCGACTGGTCGCCGCCGGCGTGCCGCGCCCGCTGGAGCGCCTGGTGGTGCAGTTCACGGCCGGCTATGGCGACAGCGGCGACGCCGTGCCGATGCCGATCCGCCAGGCGGTGCTGCTGCTGATGGCCCACCTGTGGGAGAACCGCGGCGACAGCCCGGCCGAGCTGCCCGCCGCCGCCCAGGCGCTGCTGTGGCCTTACAGGCTGAGCGGATTCTGATGGCCGAATTCAGCGAGACGCGGATCGGCCAGCTGCGGTACCGGCTGGGCCTGTACCGCCGCGCCCAGGTACCGGCCGAGGCGCAGTCCGGCATTGCCGAGACGCCGACGCTGGTTGCCACGGTGTGGGGCGACGTGCAGCCGACTGGGGCGCTGACCTTCTACGGCAGCGTGCAGACGGATGAGCCGGTGACGCACCGCATTCGCATCCGCTGGCGCGATGACTTGGACCAGCGCTGCCAGGTGCAGCGGGTGACCACGGCACCGGATGGCGGAACGCTGACCGAGATCTACCGCATTCGCCGGCTCAACGACCTGGATGGGCGCAAGCGCTTCCTCAACATCGAGGCCGAGCAAGTCAACAGGGTGGTGGCATGATCCGGCTGAAGGTGCAGGTGCCGCTGGGCCTGCGGGTGACGCTGGACCGCAAGGCGAAGCGCGCGGTGATGCGCGCCGCCGGCAACGAAGTGGCCCGCCAGGCGCGCATCCTGCTGAAAGCCGGCGAGGGCGCTGGCCGCACCTACTGGTTCAACGGGCGGAAGTACAAAGCCTCCGCCCCAGGCGCGGCGCCAGCCAAGCGCAGCGGGCAGCTGGCGGCGAGCATCCGCGTTCGCGTGTTCCGCAGCGGCGACGGCGTGGCGTTGCGCGACCCCGTGTTCTACGCGCTGTTCCTGGAAGGCGGCGCCCGCGGCGGCCGCGGCAGCGGCAAAAAGGGCGTGAAGGGGCAGCGCAACAAGCGCGGCGCCCCCACTGGTGGCCGGCTGCTGGCGCCGCGGCCGTTCCTTTCCACGGCCCTGGAACGTAGCGACACCGCCTCCCTCGGCGACCGCGTGGCCGAGGCGCTGGCCAGCGGCATCAGGCTGCGGAAGGTCGGGCAATGAACTATCCGGCCGTGGTGGCGGCGCTGCGGGACCGCTGCCCGATGTTCGGCGGCCGGGTGGCCGGTGCCGCCGAGTGGGGCAAGGCGCGCGACGAGGGCTTCCTGGACGTTCCGGCCGCCTATGTGGTGCCGGAGGACCTGGAAACCGATGGCGACGGCGCCCAGACGGGCGTGTGGCAGCGGATGACCGAGCGCGTGGGCGTGGTGGTGGTGCTGGAGAACAGCACCGACCTAGCCAACGACCGGCGCGGCCAGGCCAGTTCCGAGAACCTGGATGGCGTGATGCGGCAGATCTATGCCGCGCTGGCTGGCTGGCGCCCGCCGGTGATGCCGGATGATGCGCAGCCAACCCGAGGGGCGCGCGGATTCTGGCTGGCCGGCGGCGATTACCTGGACAGCGACCGCGTCCGCTTCCTCTACCGCTGGACCTATGCGCTGGACGTGCAGTTCAGCGATGCCGATGGCTGGCAAGCGCCGGTCGAGAGCCTTGAGCAGGTGGATGTCACCGACCCGAACAGCGGCCTTGAGGCCCTGATCACGGTTCCGCAGAGCTAACCCCAGGAGCAAGCCGATGTACGTGAAGCCGGTGGGCCTCGACGCCCTCCGCGGGCGGCATGATGCCCTCGCAGAAGACCTGAAGGCGCGCGGCCTGGCCACGGTGCAGGTGCGCGACCCCGACCTGCGCGACTTGCTGCCGCCCGAGGGCCGGCTGGTGCCGGAAAGCGGCTACTGGCTGCGGCGCATTGCCGATGGCGACGTGGTGGAGGCCGACCCGTCGGTGCCCGCCGAACCGGCGGCCGAAACCCAGGCCGAGACGAAGGAGTAAGCCATGTCCGGCAGCACGATTCCGTTCCAGCAGATCCCGAACACGCTTCGCATTCCGTTCTTCTTCGCCGAGACGGACGCCAGCGGCGCCAACCTTGGCAGCGGCAACCAGCCGGCGCTGATCATCGCGCAGATGACCAGCGCGGGCACCGCCACGGCCGGCCAGCTGGTGCTGTGCCAGGGCGTTGCCTGGGCCAAGACCGCCTTCGGCCCCGGCAGCATGGCGGCGCTGATGGTGGCGCAGTACCGCAAGAGCGACCCGCTGGGCACGCTGTACGTGCTGCCGCTGGCCGACAATGGCAGCGGCACCGCCGCGACCGGCAGCATGACCTTCACCGCTGCCGCCACCTCCGCCGGCACGTTCAGCGAGTACCTGGGCGGCCAGCGCGTGCAGATGCCGGTACTGCCGACGCAGACGACGGCGAACCTGGCCACGGCCTGGGCCGCCGCCGTCAATGCCGTGACCGACCTGCTACTGACGGCCGCGGTGGATGGCAGCATCACCAGCAAGGTGAACTACACCGCCAAGCACAAGGGCGCCGATGCCGGCGACCTGGTGATGTTTCCCAACTTCATGTCGCAACTGACCGGCGACACCAGCGAGCAGACGCCGCCCGGGCTGACGGTGACGCGCACCGGTACCGCCTGGACCAGCGGCGCCAGCATGCTGACCGGCGGCGCTGGCAACCCGACGATTACCACGGCCCTGGCAACGCTGGGCGATCAGCGCTTCGACTTCATCGCCATGCCCTACACCGACAGCACCAACCTGAACGCGCTGCAGAGCTACCTGGGGACGACGTGGAGCTACCTCTCCATGCTGTACGGCGGCGGCTTCGGTGCTTATCGCGGCACGCTCTCCGCCCGCACCAGCTTCGGCACCGGGCGCAACGACCCTGGCCATTCGATGATGGGGTTCTATGGGGCGCCGGAGCCGAGCTTCCTGTGGGCGGCGGAATACTGCGCTGCCGCTGCGGTTAGCCTGCGCGCGGACCCGGGCCTGCCGTTCAACAACGGCGTGGCGCTGAACGTGCTGCCGCCGCTGCCACGCGACCGCGACGCCAAGACCGACCGCGACACGCTGCTGCACGACGGCATCTCCACCTACACCGTCAGCACCGACAACAAGGTGCTGATCGAGCGGGCGATCACCACCTACCAGACCAATGCGCAGGGCCAGCCGGACGACAGTTGGCTGAACGTGCAGCGGCGCTATTGCTACATGGCCTCGATCCGCGACCTGCGGAACTACATCGAGACCAAGTACGCGCGCTTCAAGCTGGTGGAGGATGGCGACCCGTTGCCGCCCGGCGCGCGCATCACCACCGCGGCGCATGTGCTGGCGGATGCGGTGGGCCGCTATGGCTACCAGGCGCGGGCGCTGGGCATTGTGCAGGATGTCGCCGGCTTCAAGGCCACCGCGAAGGCGGCGCGCCACCCCGGCGTGCGGAACCGCGTGGATCTGCTGTACCCGATCGTGCCGATCGACCAGCTGGAGCAGGTGGCCGTGCTGGGCCAGCTGCGCAACGCCTCCAGCATCTCCCGCTGATAGCCGCAGGAAGGAACCCGACCGATGGCGAATACCCGGATCGCCGGCATTGCCGACGTGACCATGGATGGCGTTGTGGTGCAGCTGCGCGGCGAGCTGGAATACGGCCTCTCCGGCGTGGAGCGCACCACGCTGGTTGGCCAGGATGGCAGCGCCGACTATGGCGAGATGCCGAAGCAGGGCTACATCGCCGGCAAGTTCGCCGACCTGGGCGATGTGGACGTGGCGATCTTCAACGCCGCGGTTGACGTGCAGGTGGTGGCGCGGCTGGCCAACGGGAAGATGATCTCCGGCAGCAACATGTGGCAGGTGGGGGCGCCGCCCGAGGTCAGCACGACCGACGGCACCTTCCCGCTGCGCTTCGAGAGCATGCTGGTGGAAACCATCTGATGCCCGGCGACACGCTGACGCTGACCCTGGACCCGCCGGTGACGGTGGGTGGGCTGGAACTGCGCGAGCTGAAGCTGCGCGAGCCGACCGTGGAAGACATGGACCGCGCCAGCCGCGAGGCGACCGAGCATGCCGGGACCGCCGTGCTGATCGAGCGGATTGCCGGCGTGCCGAAGCTGGCGGCGCGCAGCGTGCCGGCCTCCATCGCGGCGGCGGCGAATGCCTATTTCGCCACCTTCCTGCCGGCCGGGGCCGAGCCGCCCGAGGGGCAGGCCGGGGGTGCCACGCGGGAGCTGCCGCTGGACCCGCCGCTGGCGCTGAAGGGCATGGCCGAGGTGGACGTGCTGCGGCTGCGCGAGCCGACGCTGGGCGCGATGGACCGGGCGCAGCAGCAGATGCACCCCTTCGCCTTCATGGCCGTGCTGATCGGCGCCAGCTCCAACCTGAACGAGGTGCAGGCGCGGGCGCTGCCGGTTTCGGCCGGCCGGGTGGCGCTGGACTTCCTGCTGGGTTTTCAGGCGGCCTCGGCCCGCTGAAGCGCCTGGTGCTTCCGGGGTGGCGGGCGCTGCCCGCCGGCTGGCCGGAGGACTGGCGCGACAAGGCCGAGGCCCTGGGCGCCGCCTTCGGCTGGGAACCCCTGGCGGCCTACGACCTGACCATGACGCAGCTGCTGCGCTGGGCGCGGCGGGCCGCGGCACGCGCGGCGCCGCCGCTGGGGGAATGACCGATGGCCGGCTACAGCGTTGCGATCACGGCGACCGATACCGCGACGCAGGCCATTGCCAAGGTCAACAAGGCCCTGGCCGAGATGACGCGGCCGGTGACGGTGCTGCAGAAGGCGACTGGCGCGCTTTCCAAGGAAGTGGCGGCGACGGCCGAGCGCACCGGCCTGCCGGCGATGGCCCGCGGCCTGAGCAGCGCCGCCGGGCATGCCACGGCGCTGGGCAGCCGCATCAGCGGCGTAAGCCTGGCGATTGGCGCGCTGACCAGCGGCCTGAGCCTGGCCGGCATGGCGCGCATGGTCTCCGGCTGGGCGGACCTGGGCGCCCGGGCCAACTTTGCGGCGCAGCGGATCGGCATCTCCTCCGTGAGCCTGACCCGGCTGGAAGGCGCGGCCCGGCTGGCCGGCAGCTCCACCGGGGCCATGACGACCGGGCTGCGGACCCTGGGCGACACGCTGACCGATGCGGTGGGCGGCCGGAACATGGAGGCCGTGCAGTACCTGAACCTGCTGGGCGTCTCCTTCCGCAAGAACGCGCATGAGGCGCGGGACGTGACGGATGTGCTGCCGGAGCTGGCCGACCGGATCGCCGGTATCCGCAACCCCTTCCTGCAGGCGCGCGTGGCCACGGCGCTGTTCGGCGGCGCGGCCGAGGACCTGTTGCCCCTGCTGCGGCGCGGCAGCGCGGGCCTGCGCGAGTACCAGGAGCGGGCGGCGCGGCTGAACCCGGTGACCGAGCGCACCGCGCAGTTGCAGGAGCGCCAGCGCGAGGCCATGGCCGGCGCCGGGCTGGCGATTACCGGCCTGACCTCCAGCCTGGCCGAGCGGCTGGCGCCGGGGTTGGCGACGGTGACCGAGAAGCTGACGACGTGGATAGAGCGCAACGTCAGCGCCGGCCGGGTGCATGACTGGGCCAAGCAGCTTTCCGACTGGCTGAACGAAACCAACTGGGACGAGATCAGCGCCAAGGTTGACAAGATCGCGGGCAGCCTGGCCCGGGCGGCAGAATCCGTCGCGCGGGTGTTCCGTGGCATAGACCGCATGGCGACGATGCCGAGCTGGATGCGCGGCCGGCCCGGCACAGGCCCGACCGCAAGCGATTATGGCGGTGCGGTGCCCACGCTGGGCGCGCCTTCCCTTGGCGGCGGGGCGGCCCAACCAAGCAGTGGGCCGACGCGCGGCGGCGCCAACAACCCCGGCAACATCCGGGCGAACCCGGCCAACCAATGGCGTGGCCTGACCAACCCCATGGCCACCAGCGGGTTCGCTTCCTTCGCCACGCCGGAACATGGCGTGCGCGCGGCCACCGCACTGGCGTTGACGCACCTGAGCCGCGGCCCCGGCACGCTGAGCGACCTGATCTCTCGCTGGGCGCCGCCCAACGAGAACAACACCGCCGCCTATATCCGCAACGTCTCGTCCTGGACCGGCATTGGGCCGGACCAACGTGTTGACCCCGCGCGCATACAGGACGTGATGCGGGCGATCTTCCGCCAGGAGGGCAGGGTGCAGCCACAAGACGTGCTGAGCCGCGGCGTAGCCATGGCGCAGCAGCCAGGCGCGACGGCGCCGGCAATGCAGCCACTGGCCGCCGCCGGTGCATTGCAGCCGCATACCATGCTGCTGGGCGACGTGCGCGTGAGGCTGGATATCGGCAACGCGCCGCGCGGCACTACGGCGCAGGTGGCGACCACCGGTTCCGTGGTGGCGCAGCCGCCCAACATTCAGCACGCCATGCCGGGCAACGCGCCATGACCTGGGCGGAAGACAACATCCGCCCGGCATCCTGGCGCGGCATGCCCTTCAAGGTCCGCAGCGAGGACAGCGACTTTTCCCGCGCGACGGCGGTGCACAGCTACCCGAAGCGCGAGACCGTGTGGGTGGAAGACCTGGGCGGCGGCAGCAACAGCTTCACCGTGGCTGGCTTCCTGGCCGGCGACGACGTGCTGAAGCAGCAGCAGGAAATGATCGCCGTGTGCCGCAAGTCCGGGCCCGGCGAGCTGGTGCACCCGACGCTGGGCGTGATGAAGGTTGTGTGCGTGGCCTTCGGCACGTCTACCCGCTGGGATGCCGGGCGGGTGGTGGAGCTCAAGTTCGGTTTCGTGGCCGCCGGCGAGCGCTTGTACCCGACCGCAAGGCGCGACACGCCGGCCAAGGTGACGGCCGAGGCCGACAACCTGGACCAGGCTTCCAAGGAGGCCTTCGTGGGCGATACGAAAGACCCCCTGACGAAGGGCTTGCCGGCGAAGGTGTCCGTGGCCGGCGTGGTCAACGGCTGGGCGCGCACCGCCGTGGCCGTGGTCAGTGACGCGGCCCGGGTGGTGCGCGCCGTGGGCGCGCTGGTAGCCCCAGCGGGGTTCACCCTTGGCCGCTACGCCAGGGGTTGGCGCATCGGCTTGAACGCCGGGTACACCACGGTTGGCCAGGCGATAGGCGCTGCCAACGCGGCCCGTGGCGCGGTGGTGACGGTGGCTTCCCTGGTAAATCGGCTGGGGGCGGGGCTATGAGCGCCGCCGATCTGGCCGATGGCGTGCAGGCGTTGGCCGCGGCGGTGCTGGCGGCAGCGGATGACCCCCGGGACCAAGCGCGGCTGCTGGCCAGGCTGGCCGTGCTGCCGGCCCCGCCCACCGCCGGCAACGGCCTGCTGGCGCAGGCGATAGACGCGGCTGCGGCGGCAGGGGCGGCACTGTGCCGCCGGGCTGCCCTGGCGGCGCTGGGGCGGGCTTGCGCGGCCAGCGCGCCGCCCACGGCGGATGCCGCGCTGGCGCTGCGCGACCTGGCCTGCGAGCTGATGGCGAACGAAGAGCTGACTGCGGCGGATGCCGGCGACGCCGGCGCTGCCGCGGCGCTGCGGGCGCTGCGGCTGGCGGTGTTCGATGACCTGACCGGCCGCGCCCTGGCGCTGCCCAAGCTGAAGCAGGTGCAGACGCCGGCAGCGCTGCCGGCGGTGGTGCAGGCCGCGCGGCTGTACGGCGACGGCAGCCGGGCGGATGAGCTGATTGCGCTGGCCGACCCGGAGAACCCGCTGTTCATGCCGCTGCGGTTTCTGGCGCCGAGCGATTGAGGGGCGGCCTATCGCTGGGCAGCAAGCGCCTTTTCGATCTTCTTGTCCGTCTTGTGCTGGCCGAGGGCATAGACGGCCCAGAGCGAGGCCGGCAGCCACCCGATGAGGGTGAACTGAAGGAGAAGGCAGACGAAGCCAGCGATGGGCCGGCCTATAGTGAAGAAGGTCAGCCAGGGCAGTATGATGGCGAGGATCAAGCGCATTTGGGCCTCCGTGCCGTTGCGAAAGGGGCGAGCGTAACGACAGGTGAGGGCGTGCGCTACTTCTCGCGCCTGGCGCGCCGGGTGACGCTGGTTTTGATGGACTTGACCTTAACGGGGGCAACCGGATCGAGGCCCTGCCGGGCGAGTTGCTCCTCCAGCGCCGCTTCCTCCCGCTTTTGGTGGCGCAGGATGCTGACGGTGACATCAACATCGTTCTGCGACGCCTGCTGAACGGCCTCGGCGAACTTGGCCATCAGTTCCACCAGCTTGGGCGAGTCGGCCCCGAAGCCCAGCGGGTTGAGGGCGTCGGCGCCGCCGCCCAGGCGGAAGCTGGCTTCCAGGCGCGCGACGATTTCCGCGTTCATGCTGCGGTTGTTGGCCTGGGCGGCCTCGGCGATGCAGTCGCGCATGCCGTCGGGAAGGCGGAGCATGAACTGTTCGGCCAGCCGCCGCGCGCCCTTGGAGGGTTTTGACATGATAGCCATTGGCGATTGAATTGGCGTTGCGTTCAATCGTAGCGTTTGGCTACTATCCCTCCGCGCCATGGTGGCGCAGCCAGAAAGGGTTCGAAATGAGGATGGTCAAAGCCTCGTTCCAGCTCCGCATGCCGGAGGGAGTGGACGAGTGGGTCGAGGGGCAGGCGAAGCGCAACCGCCGCAGCAAAAACAGCGAAATCGTCTTCCGTCTTGAGCAAGCCATGGCGGCTGACGCCACGAATGCCCCCCAAGGGGCGCACCAGCAGCGGGCGGAGGCTTCGAGGGCGTAGGCCCGCTGCTGGAGACATCCCGGCCCAAGGTCGTTGGCGCGACCGGAAGGACCATCAACCCACACCGATGAGAAGGATCGGCGATGAGCGAGCGCTCAAATAGCACTTCAACGGCCATAGTGGCCATTGGTAACGTGGACGTGCCCATCTTGGCGGTGAACGGCCAGCGCGTTGTGACCCTGGCCATGGTCGATGCGGTCCACCAGCGGCCGGAAGGGACGGCGCGGCGCACCTTTGCCAAGCACCGCGCCCGGCTGGCGGAAGGCGAAGACTTCGTTGCGATGAGCGCGGACGAAATACGTACGCGCTTTCCGGGCGTGGTTTCCGACCGCGCGACCGAGGCGCTGACCCTGCTGACCGAAACCGGCTACCTGATGCTGGTGAAGTCCTTCACGGATGACCTGGCTTGGGAAGTGCAGCGCAAGCTGGTCACCAGCTACTTCCGCGTAAAGGACGTGGCGGCGGGCAACGACAACGCGGCCCTGATGAAGGTGCTGGGCGACCCGGACAAGGTGCGTGTCCTGCTGCTCGGCTACGCCGACAAGGTGCTGGAACTGGAGGCCGAAAATGCGGCGCTGGTGCCGAAGGCCGAGGCACATGACCGCATTGCCGCGGCCGATGGAAGCCACTGCATCACCGACGCCGCCAAGGCGCTGCAGGTGCGCCCCAAGGACCTTTTTGGCTTCCTCTGCCAGAACGGGTGGATCTACCGGCGGCCTGGTGCCGACCATTGGTGCGGCTATCAGGCGCGGCTGGCCTCCGGCGACTTGGCGCACAAGGTGACGACGGTGTTGCGGTCGGACGGCTCCGAAAAGACGACGGAGCAAGTGCGGGTGACGGGTCGAGGCCTGGCCAAGTTGGCGAAGCTGATGCCCGGCGCGCTGCGGGGGGTGGCTTGATGGAACCGCACACGCTCGCTGAGGTCGAGGCCATGACCGACAAGGCGTTTTACGACGCTCTCTCTCTGGCCATCTCGCTTGCCACTCAAGGCGAGGGCACCCGCGCCTTCGTCTTAGCCGGCGGGGTGCAGGTCGTGCTGGAACTTGTGGGGCGGTGGAACGCGCGCCGCAGCACCCTCTTTCGGATGGTTGAGGGTATCGTGCCGTTTCCGGGGCTGGGGGTAGAGTTACCGCCGATGGTTGCAACCACCATCGAAGAGGGGGACGCCTTTGCCAAGGTCGTGGCCTTCGCAACATCCGAGGTCTACCTCGCCGAAGGCGCCGAAGCCGGAGACCGCGCGTGGTGGGCGGTCTATCCGACAAGCGAGCCGCCCTGGCGGATGAGCCCGGAGCGGAGGAATGACGCCCTCGCCGGACAGGGGAGGCCGCACTGATGCCCGGCCCGATCACCTGCGCCGATCTGGCGCGGCAGTTGCCCCGGCTGCATGAGCAGCACGCGGCGCTGGACGAGGCGCTGCCCGAACTGCCGCGGCACAGCCCGCGCTGGCGGGCGGAAAGGGCGGCCTATGACGCCTGCGACCGCCGGCTTGCGGCGGTGGAGGCGCTGGTGCTGGAAACCCCGGCGGTGACGCTGGCGGACGCCGCGGCGCAGCTGGTGATGGTGCTGCACAAACTGAACTGCGCGCGGCATTTCCAGAACGGCGGCGCCGGCCTGGATCTGGCGGAACCGGCGTTGCTGAGCGCGCTGGCCGTGGTGGCGCAGGCCGCCGGGGTATCGCCGGACGAGTTCGCGCTGGGCGAGTACACGGCCTTGAAGACACCGCCGCCGGTGCTGCTGGCCGCCTGACGGCCAGCAGCAGACTGCCGAGAGCAACGAGGGCGGAGCCGCAAGGCCCCGCCCTTTTTCGTGGAGGAAGCATGGCCAACCCCGATGATACCCCCGTGCTGACGGTGGGCGGCGTGGAATGGCGCGGCTGGACCGGGCTGCGGGTAACGCGGGGCTGCGAGCGCGTGCCGGCCAATGTGACGCTGACGGCAACCGAGCGCTTTCCCGGCGCCGCCGATACTGCCGTGCAGCCCTTCCAGCCCTGCACGGTCAGCATCGGCGCCACGCGGGTGCTGACCGGGTATGTCACGCGGGTGCTGCCGAGCATCGAGCCGACCGGGCACGAAGTGCAGGTGCTGGCGGTGAGCAAGTCCACCGACCTGGTGGACTGCGCCGCGATCTTCCCGGGCATGCAGCTGATGGCCACCAGCGCGCTGACGCTGGCGCAGCAGCTGGCCGCGCCCTACGGCGTGGAGTTCATCGCCGAGGGCGACGTTGGCCCGATCATCCCGCAGTTCAACGCGATGCAGGGTGAGACGGTCTGGGACATTGTGGAGCGGGTGACGCGCTTCGCCGGGCTGCTGGCCTACGACCAGCCTGACGGCCGGGTGATGCTGCGCCAGGTGGGCACCGACCGGCACGCCTCCGGCTTCGAGGAGGGGGTGAATGTCGAGCGCGCCTCGGTCGCCTTCGAGGGTGACCAGCGCTATTCGCACTACAAGGTGGTGATCTCCTCGGTGGATGGCCTGCAGGATGTGGCGGACGCGCTGGGCGCCGGCGAGGGCTACAAGTTCCTCACCACGGTCGAAGACCCGCGCACACCGCGCTTCCGCGTCCACTACATCCTGGCCGAACAGACCATGGCGGACCCGACGCTGGCGCAGCGCCGGGCCGAATGGGAGAAGCAACGGCGCTTCGGTCGCAGCCAGGCCGTGACCCTGACCACCGACACCTGGCGCGATTCCGCCGGCGTGCTGTGGGAGCCGAACCGCCTGGCCCGCGTACACCTGCCCAGCCTGAAGCTGGAAGACAAGCTGTGGGTGATCGGCGAGGTGACGTACCTGCTGGACAGCAAGGGAACCCGCGCCGAACTGACACTGATGCCGCCCGAGGCCTTCGCGCTGCAACCGACCGTGCTGACGCCGTTCGACGCGCAGGTGGCGGCGGCACTGCGCGCCGCACAGGAAGGCGCGGCGCAGCGGGCGGTTTTGAACGACGCCCTGGACACGGCGAGGCTCTGATGGCCGATGCGGTGACACGGCTGTGGATGCGGCTGCGCAGCGCCATCGGCGTGGGCAGGATCTCCTCCACCCGTCAGGGCAGCGGCACCTTGCTGGCGCAGATGCAGTTCGCCGGGGGCGAGGTGCGGGACAACCTGCCGATGCTGACGCTGTTCGGCATCGCCTCGCGCCCGCTGCCGGGCAGCGACGCCGTGGCGGTGTTCCTGGGCGGGGACCGCGGCGCCGGCGTGGTGGTGGGGGTGGGCAACCGCCAATACCAGGGGCCGGCGCTGGCGGAAGGCGAAGTGGCGCTGTTCACCCATGAGGGCCTGATGCTGCACCTGAAGCTGGGCAAGGAACTGGTGGTGACCAACGCCGACAAGCTGACCGCGACCGTGGCGACGCAGGTGGTGCTGGACTGCCCGGATATCCGCCTGGGCGGCGCCGGGGCCTCGGTGCCCGTGCAACTGGCCAACGGCAACCCGGCGACCAAGGTGAAGGCGCTGTGAGCCAGCTTTCCCTCGCCTGGAGCGCGGCCGAGGCGCGCGGCGACTGGCAGCTGCTGCCGCATGGGCTGGCCACCGGCACGCCCCTGGCCTCGGCCATGCTGGTTTCGCTGTTCACCGACCGCCGCGCCAGCGACGACGACCAGGTGCCCGCCGGAATGGATCGCGGGGGCTGGTGGGGCGACGCCTATTCGCCCAGCCCCTGGGGCAGCCGCCTGTGGCTGCTGCGCCGGGCCAAGGTGGCCACCGGCAGCCGCGAGCCGCTGCGCCGCGCCGAGGAATACGCGCAGGAAGCGCTGGCCTGGCTGGTGGATGACGGCGTGGCCGCCAGCGTGGTCTGCAGCGCCTTCTGGCAAGGCCGCCGGCTGGGCATGACCGTGACGGTCAACCAGCGGGACGGCGCCACCACCGCCCTGACCTTCGCCGCCCTGTGGGACGCCGAAACCGGCCCCGCGCAGACCTGACGGAACACCATGCCCTTTTCCCGCCCCACGCGGTCCACCCTGGTGGCCGACGCCAAGACCGACATGGCCGCCGCGCTGGGCCTGACCGGGCTGCTGCGGCAGAGCCCGGAAGCCGCCATGGCCATTGTGCTGGCCGGGCAGACGGACGGGCTGTACGGCCTGCTGGACTGGGTGGCCAAGCAGGCGGTGCCGTTCACGTCCCGGGGCGAGTTCCTGGAGGCATGGGGGGCGCTGAAGGGTGTGCCGCGCGTGGCTGCCGTGGCAGCGGCAGGGACCTGGGCGGGCACCGGCACGGCCGGCACGGTGCTGCTGAGCGGCACGCCGCTGGTGCGCGCCGCCGATGGCGTGGCCTTCACCACCACCGCCGGGGCGACCGTGGCCAGCGATGGCACCGTGACCGCGCCAGCGCTGGCGGTAGCGGCCGGCGCCGCGGGCAACTGCGATGTGGGCGCGGTGGTGCAGCTGGGCCAGGCCGTGCCCGGCATCAACGCCACGGGCGCCTGGGCCAGCACGACCACGACAGGCGCCGATGCCGAGCTTGAGGACCCCTACTTCGCCCGGGTGATGGCGGCCTTCGCGTCCCCGCCCCAAGGCGGCGCCGGCAGCGACTATGTCGGCTGGGCGCTGGCGGTTGCCGGCGTCACGCGCGCCTGGGTGACGCCCAACGGCATGGGGGCGGGTACGGTGGTCGTCTATGTCATGCTCGATGACGTGCGCAGCGGCGCTGGCGGCTTCCCGAGCGGCACCGGCGGCGTGGCCACGCTGGAGACGCGCGATACAACCGCCACGGGCGACCTGCTGACGGTGGCCGACAGCATCTTTCCGAAGCGGAATGCCACGGCGCTGGTGTACCTGGCGCCCCCGCTGGCGCAGGCCATCAACCCGCACATCGCCAACCTGAACGACCCGTCGCTGCAATCAGCGATCAACGCCGCGATGGCGGACATGCTGCGGCTGCGGGCGAGCGTCGGCGGGTCCGTCTACCCGGCCAATGACGGCACGATCTACCCCTCCGACATCAGCGCCGCCATCGCCTCGGTGCCCGGAGTCACGCACTTCACGCTGTCCAGCCCCTCGGCGCCGGTCGCGGCCGCAACCGGCTACCTGCACACGCTCGGAACCCCCGTCTACAGCTGAGGTCGCATGTCCCTGATGCCCCGAGACGCCACGGCCTACGCCGCAGCGCTGGCCGCGCTTAAGCCGGCCGGGACGGCCTGGCCGCAGGACCCCGACGCCACGCAGACGGCGGTGGAGACGGCGCTGGCGCGGACCCCGGCGCGGCTGGACGCCCGCGCCACCTACCTGCTGACCGATGCCTTTCCGGCGGATGCCTATGAGCTGCTGCCCGAATGGGAGGCCACGCTTGGCCTGCCCGACCCTTGCGCCGGCCCGGCGCCGACGATCCAGCAGCGACAAGCGCAGGTTCTGGCCCGGCTGACGGCGACGGGTGGCCAGAGCATCCCATACTTCATCGCTTTCGCCGCCGCGCTCGGCTTTGAGGTGACGGTGACGGAATACGCGGTGGCCCGCGCCGACTTCATGCTGGCCGACGACCCCGTGAACGGCGACGCCTGGGCCTATGCCTGGACGATCAACGCCCCGGCCGGAGCGACCTTCGAGTTCGCCGCCGATATCTCGGCCGCCGACGAGCCGTTGGCCGCCTGGGGCAACGCGGTCCTGGAATGCGAGATCGCCCGCTACGCGCCCGCCGAAACCGTCCCCCTCTTCGCCTACGCATGAGGCCAGCATGTTCCTGATAGATGACACCACCGCCGTCGCTTCGCCGCCGGCGCCGCCTTCCAACCTGACGGAGGGCGCGTACACCGGCGGCACGCCGGGCGTGACGCCGGCGACGCGCGTGCGCTACTGGTGGCTGAACCTGGTGCAGTCCCTGTTGCGCGGGATCTGCGACCTGGGTGGCGTCACCTCCTCCAAGACCGGCTATGCGAACGGCGCCGAGGCGGTGGCCCGCATCGCCGCGGCCAAGGCGATCACGGCTATCACCTCCAGCCGGGCGCTGACGCGCGCCGACCAGGGCATCATCCCGGTCAATGCGTCCTCCGGCGATGTGACATTGACGCTGCCCGCCGCCAATGCGGCGGCCGGCCTGGCGCTTTCCACCGCCGCCGGCGGGGCCGCGCTGCCGAACGCCGCGGTGCAGTTCAAATTCCTCCGCACCGACACCAGCAGCCACACGGTGACGGTGCAGCGCGCCGGCAGCGACAGCCTGGACGGCGCAACCAGCATGGTGCTGCCGGTGGGCGGCCGCCTGATGTTGGCCTCGGATGGCAATGCCACCTGGTACGCCCTGGCCGCAACGCCGGGCTACCGGCAGATGGCGGTGTTCACAAGCACGGCGGCCTGGACCTGCCCGGCCGGCGTGACGCGCGTGAAGGCCCGAGGTTGGGCGCCTGGCGGCGGCGGCGGCGGCGCGAACGGCACGGCGCAGAGTTCCGGCGGCGGCGGCGGCGGGGCCTTCGAGGGCGAATACGATGTGGTGCCCGGCACCGCCTACACCTGGACCATCGGCACGGCGGGCAGCGGCGGCAATGGCAGCCCGACCAACGGCACGGCGGGCGGCACCACCTCCTTCGCCTCCTTCGCCAGCGCGACCGGCGGCGGTGCCGGCTACGCCAGCAACAGCGGCGGGCAATCCAGCGTCGGCGCTGGCGGCACCGCCACGGGCGGCGCGGTCAACTACACCGGCCAATCCGGCGGCGGCGCCTACTCCACCATCAACGGCGGCGTGGGCGGCCATGCCGGCATGGGCGGGGCGGGCGGCACGGGCGGGGCGATCAACGGCACTGGCCCGACCGGGCAGTTCCCCGGCGGCGGCGGCGCGGGCACGGCCAGCACCAGCGGCGGCGTAGCGGGCGGCAACGGCGGCGCCGGCCTCGGCATTTTGGAGTATTGAGCATGCAGGTCTTCGCGCGGATCCAGGGCGATATCGTCGCCGAGCTGCTGCGGCTGCCGGATGGCGCCGTCCTGGCGGAGTGCCACCATCCGGCCATCGTCACCGCCTGTGTGCCGGTGCCGGCCGGCGCCACGGTGGCCGAGGGCGACAGCTACACCGCCGGCAGCTTCGGCCCGCCGCCCCGCCTGGTTCGCACCCCGGAGGATGCCCGGCTGCACCGCGCCGCGCTGCTGGCCGCCTGCGATTGGCGGGTGGGCACCGACACGCCGCTGCCGCCGGAGCAGGTGGCCGCCTGGATCGCGTATCGGGCGGCGCTGCGGGCCTGGCCGGAACAGCCCGGTTGGCCCGACGCGCCCTTGCCGACGCCGCCGGGCTGACCCCGGCGACCACCATAGCCGCCCCGTACCCGACACCGAGAGGCATGCATGACGAACCCGGTGAAGCTCGTCCTGTCGCTGGCGGGGCTGACCCTGCCTGCGCGCGTGATGGCCGGGCAGACGGTGCAGCTCCTGATCAACGCGCAGGACGCGGTGACCGCGCGCCCGATGGCAGCCACCGGCCTGGTGGTGACCGTGCGCGAGAGCGACGGCCAGGCCACCGACATCACCGCCGCCGTGGAGAACCCGGCCGACGGCAACTGGCAGGTGAACTTCACTCTGGGCAAGGCCGGCGGCGCCGTATTCCGGGTTACCTGCAGCGGGCCCACGACGGCGGTGGAAGAACAGGTGGTGCTGGTGCGGGCCAGCAATGGCGCGGCGCCCCCACCTCTGGGTGCCGTATTGGTGCCGACCGTGACCGACAGCGCCAACGGCCTGATGCTGGCCACCGACAAGGCCAAGTTGGACGCCGTGGCGGCGGGCGCCACGCGAGTTACGACGCCCGGCGATATCGGTGCGGCGCCGCTTGCCTCCCCCGCCTTCACCGGCGCACCTACCGCGCCCACGCCGGCCACCGCGGACAACAGTACGAAGGTGGCCACCACGGCATGGGTTGTGGCGCAGGGCTATGGCGGCGCTGCCGTGACCAGCGTGGCCGGCCGCACAGGCGCGGTGACGCTGGCGGTGGGCGACGTTTCCGGCGCTGCCGCGGCGAGCGACCTGGCGACCGAGGCGACCGCGCGGAGTAATGGCGACGCGACCAACGCGGCAGCGATCACCGCCGAGGCCACGGCCCGGGCGGCGGCCGACACCGCAGAGGCGACGGCGCGAAGCACTGGCGACGCCACCAATGCAGCAGCGATCACCGCTGAGGCGGCGACGGCGCGGGCGGCTGAACTGACCGCTACCCTGCTGGCCGCCATGGCAAGCGGCGCCGCAGCCAGCACCACCACGATTGGCGCCGGAACGGTGACCGACGCCTACAGCTACGGCGGCACAAGCTGGACCGTCACCACCACTATTGGCGCCGGCACCATAACCGAAGTTTGGTCGGCTCCGTTCTCCGTCACCCATGTCACTACGCTCGCGTCGGGCGTGGTGACCCGCACCTAGGGGCGCGCGCATGCAGCTTTCAATGCAAGTGGATGCAGCGGGCCGGGTGCTTGGCCCTGCCGCGCCGCTCTACACCACACCGGCCGACATTACCGGCGCCGCGCTCAACACGTTTCGCCCGGCACCTCGCGGGCATGCCTTCATTCCGTTCCGGCCAGATGGCTTCGCGGACCAAAGCGTGGGTTCGGCCAGCGCGGTATTCTATGCCGCCGACGAACGCACCTCGGCGCCGGTTGATGGCAACGAAGATGGCAGCCACAGCGTGCTGTATTGCTCGCTTTCTGCAAGCGCGACCTGGGCAAACTATGTCTTCATCCGCGTCGGCTTCTATGGCCGGCTGTTCGGCCTGCGCTGGCGGCACCAGTCTACCGGCGACACCACGGATTGGTGGCAAAAGCCTTTCTCGGTTTCGGTGGATGGCGTCTACCGCGCGCCCGACCTGACGCCGATCTATGAGGCGCCCTACTACGTCCGCACCTTCGCGCAGCGCAGCCGGGCCAACATCCTGTTCAACGACCTGGCGCCGGGCTGGCACCTGGCCGGCATTCACATCCCGTGCGACACCGCGGCCACGCGCACGCTGATCTTCGACGGCATGATCGTGGAGGATGGCGCCGGCAACCCGCAGGGGCCGATTGCCGAGATTATCGCCCCGATGGCGCCGGTTGCGGTTGGCACCGGCAGCACCTGGACCAAGGTGGACCCGCGCACATCCTCGCAGGGAACGCCGCGGCTGTTCGGCCTGAAAGCGGTCTATATCCGCAACACCAACGCGGCCGGCGGGTTGCCTGTGACCGTCTCGGCCCGGTTGTCCTTCGCCTCCGGCGCCGGCACTTATGCCGCGTTCTGGTCCGGCACCATCGCGCCGCAGCAGACTGAAATCTTGCGGCTGTCCGATGGCGGCAACGGCGGCGCGACGGTGCAGGCGCTGGAGCTCAACGCCGACGTCTCGGGCGCGCAGTTCGTCATTCAGGGGGTTCGCTGACCATGGGCACTCTCGGGCCTGCCCGCATTCTCTGCCTGGGCGACAGCCTGACGCACAACCTGGCGGCGGGCGTGGTGGTCAGCGACATGTGGCCAAGCCAGTTGGAGCGCGTGCTGCGCGGCGATGCCAACTCGACCGTGGTTTCCGTCAGCGGGTCTACCGTCACGGTTGGCATGGATGCCGGAAGCTTGTTTCGGCCTGGTACGCGCGTGCAGTTCTTCCCGGCGGCCGCGTTGGTGCCGCTGGGTTCCGCGCAGCAGCCCAACCGGCGCCGCGGCGCCTTCTACACCGTCAACGGCCGCAGCGGCGACGTGCTGACGCTGGACCGCGCGCCGCCTTCCGATCTGCCGGCCGGCTGGCGCATCATCGGCTGCGGCGGCGGCATTGAAGTGCAGGTCGAGAATGCCGGGCACCAGGGCTACACCTCCACGCAGGTTCTCGCCGAATGGCAGAGGTGGTTTCAGTATGGCGTGCCGGCCATGGCGCTGGTGGCCCTGGGCACCAATGACGACAACAGCCAAGGCAGCAGCACGGTACAGGCCAGCCCGGCGCCGACCACCACCACGTTCAGCGTGGCCAGCGGCGCGGCAGCGGCCATGGCCTGCGCCGGAAGCTACATCGATGTGGGAAGCAACACGAACTGCCTGGTGAAGTCGGTCAGCGGCGACGCGATTACCCTGGTGACGGCGCTGGGTTCGGCACCAACCACGGGAACCACTGTCTCGATCAACTCGCGCGGCACCATCGGTGCCATCGTAAAGTACCTGCAGTGGCTGGGCTGCCCATACGTCGCGGTGCTCGGCCGCACGCTGTGCAACTTCTCGACCGGCGGCGACTGGAACGGCTCGGCGGTGGTGCTGGCGTCCAGCTCCGCGTCCCGCCGGCTGAATGCGCTGAATGCCGCATCCGACTGTGGCGTGCCGTTTGTGGATATCACCACGCGCGAGACGGCGCGGATCACGGCCGGCGTGGATGTCGGCGGATCGTTCACCTACCACATCGCCGATGGCAACATTCACCAGACCGAATACGGCAACCGCGTCCAGACCATGATCATCGCGGACGTGCTCGGCGCGCAATCCGGCTGGATCGCGGCGCTCTCCTCCACCACCAGCGCCTGAGGCCGGACCATGGCAACCTCATCCATCCTGCTGGCCGGGGAAGCGCACCTCGGCGCGGTCGGCGGCGAGATCGGCATCGTCTCGGCCAGCCCGACCGTGCAGGCTGCGGCCTATGCCAGCGGCAACGTGCTGGGCGGGCTGCTGACCTTCACCGGCATTGCCCGGGCGGCCGACAAATCGTTCACGGTGCAGTCGGTCGTGCTGCAATCCAAGGCGGTGCAGAGCGCGGCGATTGACCTGGTGCTGTTCAACGCCAACCCGACAGGCAGCACCACCACCGACAAGGCGGCGGTGGCCATCGTGGCGGCCGACTATGCCAAGGCGGTGGCCAAGATCGCGTTGACCGACTGGACCTCGCTGGGCACCGCCAGCTTTGCCCAGGCGGGCGGGCTGACGCTGCCGCTGCTGCCGGTCTCCGGCACCGCGAACCTGTTCGGGCTGCTGATCGCCCGCGGTGCCATCACACCGGCCAGCACCAGCGACCTGACCGTGCTGCTCCGCGCAGCGCGGGACTAGGCCATGCCGACTTTCACGCTGGGCTCACGGGCGATGGCGCATACCGCGCGCCATGGCTCGACGCATCCCCTCCGCACCACCCGTTGACGGATCATGCCGCCGATGCCCGACCTCGCCCGCATGTCCCTCTGGCTCAACCTGAAGACCGTGGGCGCGCTGATCGCCATCGTTGTGAGTGGCGCCTTCGCGGTTGGCGTGCTGCTGACCAACGTGCAGCGCGACGTGCGCGAGGTGGCTGGCGACCTGGCAGCGGCGAAAGCCATCGGCGTCGAACGCTGGCAGCGGGTGACCGCCGACATGCAGTCGGTTGACCGGCAACAGGCTGCCGAGATCGCCGCGCTACGCCAGCAAGCCGAGGCGCAGGCTCTGTCCAGCGCGCGCACCGAGACGAAGTTGAACGGGATCGAGGCCGGGGTTGCCCGGCTGCTCTCGATCATGGACCGCCCAGCGGGCCGCTGACACCACCACCAGCATCGGAGGTTCCCATGCGCGACATTCTCGCGTGCGCGAAGGCGCGCGTGTTCGGCAACCCGCGTTCCACGGCCATCGGCCTCGCGGTCCTGGCGGCCGGCGCGGGCCTGATCTTCGGCGCCGAGGCGGTTCAGCGGTGGGCCAGCGACGTGACGGCGGGCGGCGCCCTGGCCGCCGTGGTGCTGCCGCTGCTGCTGATGCGCGACCCCGGCAAGGGGGATGGCGCGTGATCCCGCTGGTGGAGGAGATGCGGGCCGCGCTGGGCATCGGCGAAGTATCGCACCCGGCCGCGCATGATGTGCCGCTGGTGACCCCCGACAACCTCCAGCGCCTCGGCTGGGTGCAGCCGGATGTCTGGGCGCTGGTGCTGGACCATGCCTGCCGCGTCAACGAGATCACGAACCGGCAGCGGCTGGCCATGTTCATCGCCAACGTCGGGCACGAATCCGGCGGCGGCCGGACGCTGGTGGAGAACCTGAACTATTCGCCGGCCGGCGCCGGGCAGACCTTCGGCGACCGCGCGACGCCGGAGGCCCTGGCCTGCTGCCGGCAGGACGGCAAGCCGGCCGACCAGCGCGGCTTGGCCAATATCGTGTACGGCGGCGCCTGGGGCGCGAAGAACCTCGGCAACACCATGCCCGGCGATGGCTGGCAGTGGCGCGGACGGGGGCTGCTGCAGGTCACCGGCAGGGCAGGGTACAGCAAGCTGGCCCGGCTACTGGAAACCACGCCCGAGGCATTGGCAGTGCAGATGCAGACCCCGCCCGGCGCGGCCGATACTGCGGCGGCCTGGTGGCGCCTGGCCGGCTGCAACACGATCGCGGATACCGGCGACCTGGCGCGCTGCCGCAAGGTGGTGAATGGCGGGCTGATCGGGCTGGACGACGTGACGGCACGCTACAAGCTGGCGATGGCCGTGCTGGGCGGCGCGTGATGCTGGCCCTCGCCGCCATCCCCGCCGCGCTCCGCACCGCCCTGCTGGCCGCGCTGGCCGCCGCCATGCTGGCCCTGGGCCTCTACGCCTGGTGGCAGCACCACGCCGCCGCCAGCGCCCGCCAGGAAGCGGCCGAGGCATTAGCCGCGGTGCAGCAGCGCAATACCGCGCTGGCGCAGCTGCAAGCCCTGCACGCCCGCGAGGTGACCGCCCTAGAGCGGCAGGCGAGCGATGCCGCGGCCCGCACCGCCCGCATGACCCCAACCCGGAGGAACGTAGATGCTGCCCCCGTCACTACCGCCTGTGCGGTGTCTCCTGCTATGCGCGCCGCTCTGGACGGCCTGCGCCGCCCCGCCGCCCCCGGTGGTACAGACGCTGCGGCTGGACGTGCCCCCGTCGCTGCTGGCGTGCCTGCCGCAGCCGGAACCGCCGGGGGCGGGCGCTGATGATCCGACGCTGGCGCGGTGGGTGCTGGATTTGGCCGAGGCCGGGGAGGATTGCCGCACGCGCCTGGCGCGCGTGGCCGAGGTAGTGGCCGCGCCGTAACCTCGCGCCCTAACATGACAAAGCCGCCGCTGGGGGAAACCCTGGCGGCGGCTTTTCTGCGTTCTTGGATGTGCGTTTGTGGCTACCGTGGCAACTCGACGCAGGCGGTATCCACGGGACGCGACCAACCGGCGCCGGGGAAATTTTGAGCGACCACAGGCCGAGCGGCTTCGCATGCCGCCAGCGTATCAAACCCCTGGATAACGGCAGGGCCGCCGTGGAGATTGCCGACAAACAACAGCATGACAATCAGCGGCATGGGTGGCCTCCTGGGCGGGGTTTACGTCGTGTCCGTCCTAATGGTCGCCTTGGTGGCCATGCCGTCCTTTCCGCCGAAGAACGCGGCCAGCACTACGCGGGCCGCCAAATCGACACACTCCTTGGCGGTGTAATCGTTGGCCCCTGCCATGATGTACGCATCCTCGATTGTCGCGGCAGCGCACGCAATCTGATCTTCGAGGGTGTCCAGCGCATAGCTGGCATAACGCCTGACCTTCTTGTCGTGTGGCATGTGCGGGCCTCCGGGGTTTTCAGGTCAGTTGCGGGGAGCGGCGGCAAGCTGGGCCTGGCGCCACATCTGGTCCACCAGCGTCGCTACTGCCCCGAGCATGGCGGCATCCGGCCCGGCGCCAGCCTGGGCGCGTAGCGTGCGGCCGAGGGTGCCGACCAGCGCCATGATGGCCGTCTCGTGCGTCTGGCCATCCAGCATCGGCCCGATGCGTTCCATGAGACCAACGGCGGTCGGCCAGTCGCTGTGCTGGCGCAGCGCGTCCAACTCGGCCTTCGTGTTGGCGACGGCTTCGGTAATGCTCAAGGCTGGCCTCCGGGTTTCAGGCCGCGGCCTGCGTTGGTGCTTGCACCCTATAAGCGGTTGCGGTTATACGTCAATAACCGATTGCGGTTATGGGGCGGCTTTGACGGAATATCCGATAGCGGTTAGGCCAGGGCGCATGGGAAGACCACCGCTCAATGTGAAGGCCACCATGGTCCGGCTGACGGAGGACGTGCGCTCGCGCATCGTCGCCCTGGTTGGGCCGCACCGCATGGCGACGTTCATCCGCGAGGCGGTCGAGGCCGAGTTGAAGCGCCGGGAGAATGAGTCCCGAAAGGCGTCCCGAAATGAGAAATAATCATTCCGGCGATAGTGTGCCAAATGCCGCGCAGATAGAGTGTGGCAATGGCCTTCCCAACCGAGCCGGTACCCGGCGCTCTCTCCATCGGCTACGCCCGCGTCTCCACGGACGACCAGCGGTTGGAGCTTCAGACCGACGCGCTGACCAAGGCCGGGGTGCAGGCGACCCGGATCTACACGGACAAGGCCAGCGGAGCGACGCTGGACCGGCCGGGCTTCCTGGCCTGCTTCAAGGCGCTGCGGGCCGGCGACACGCTGGTCATCTGGAAGCTGGACAGGCTGGGCCGGAACCTCTCGCAGCTACTCCAGACTGCGGAACGGCTGAACGCCAAGGGGTGCCGACTGCGGGTGCTGACCGAGGCCATAGACACCAGCACGCCCATGGGCCGCTTCATGTTCGGCGTGATGGGCAGCTTCGCGCAGCTGGAGCGCGAGATGATCCAGGAGCGCACGCTGGCCGGCCTGGCTGCGGCGCGGGACCGGGGCAGGGTGGGCGGCCGGAAGCCGGTGATGACGCCCGAGATTGTCCAGGCCGGGCGCCGCATGATCGCGGACGAAAGCGAGGGCGGCGAGGGCCTGACGGTGCGCCAGGCTGCCGCCCGGCTGAAGGTGGGCCGCACCACGCTGTACAACGCGATGAAGGAAGCCGCCGATGAGCGAGGTGCCGAAGACATCGAGCCCGAATAGGGCCCTGCGCGGCCTGCTGTGGGCCATGGTCATCGGCGCCGCCATCGGCTTAGCGCCGGGCCTCTACTCCGCCTGGTTCGTGACCACGCGGGGCTGCAACCCGTTCCTCGACCAATCAGCCCACGGAGCGCCGCTGTGCCAGTAGATCAGCAAACCACCGGCGGTGATCGCTTTCTACTATGCGCCGACAATTTAGCTGACCCCCGCGTAGTCGAATACCAGTTCAAGGATTGCGGAGAGGTGTTGGAACGCGGGACAGCGATTAGCCTGCGCTACGTCACGGAGCGCTTTGACGCCTTCAAGGCACGCCGCATGAGGGAATCGCCGTGACTGACACGCCAACCCAGCAAACCACCGAGACCTTGGGCGACGCGCTGCCGCGCGAGATGGCCCGCGTCCGCGACCAGGTGATCCCCACGTACCAGCAGATCGGCTCGGCCGGCGGTTGGGCTGTGGCTGCCATGAGGAACGACCTGGACACCGCAGCGCGGGCGATGGCGGCGGGCAACGTGGTCGCCATGATCGCCGCGCTGATGGAACTGCGGGGGTGGAAGCTATGACCGACAGCCCTAGCAAGTCCAAGACGACCGCCGCCGGTGAATTTTCACCGACCGAAGCTGACCGCGCGCTGGCGGCAGAGCTTGCCGCCGACCCGGCCATTTTGGCTGGTTTGGCTGAGTGGGAGCGGACCAGCGGCCCACCGGCCCGTGAAAATTCACCGGCTTGGGATGGCCGAGGCGTACCCAGTCACGCCAGCGGCTACCATTGGGTCCGGCGCCGCGACGTGCCGGGCCATGACATGCCGCCGGTCATCTGGACCTGGCGCGCTGATGCGCAGGTGTGGCGTTGGGGGCACCGGGAAATGGCGCCGGCCGAGATGGCTGAACATTTCGAGTGGATGGGGCGGGTAGTGAAATACGCGCCAGCCGACCCTATCGACTGGAAGCGCGTCGCCCGCGCGCTGCTGGACAGCGCCAACACGGCGCAGGATGGCGACGGCTATCAGGTTGCGGCCGAGGTGCGCGCGACGTGGGTGCATTATGTGGGGGATGCCAATGCCGAACGCTGACCAGCAATCGACCACTTCGGCCGGGGCGTCGTTCCCCGCATCCCCCACGGGAGCGGATGCCGGGACAGGTCAGGCGACCCCGGCCGAAACCACCCGGCGCGGCCTGTGGTGGGCGCTGGCCATCGGCGCCTGCCTCGCCCTGGCGCCGGGCTTCTACACCGCCTGGGCCGTCACCACGCGGGGCTGCAACCCGTTCCTCGACCAATCAGCCCATGGAGCGCCGCTGTGCCGGTAGATCAGCAAACCACCGCCAGCCCTGACCATGAGACGGCGCACCTGATCGGCATGTGCCAGGATTGGGCGTGGTCGCCCATGCTGGAGGGCGAACCGGGCGCCGGGCGGTTCATCATGTCGTGCCGGGATGCCATGGTGCGCCAGCGCGACGAGATAGCCCGCCTGCGGGCGGCGCTTCGCAAGATCGGGGAGCGCGCCCCGGATGCCGACACACTCGGGGTTCAGCCGGGCTTCGATTACTGGTGCTCAGTCGCGGAGCGCCGGCTGCAAATTGCACGGGAGGCCATGCCAGATGAGCGGTTCTGAAGCCGCCGGCTTGCACCCCTCCACGCTGGCGGCGGCGCTTGCTCGGAAGAAGATCGACCGCCTCAACCACAGGCTGGCGACCAAGGACTTCGGACCAGACCGAGCAAAGTTCACCGCGCCAATCCGGGCCGAGATTGACCGTCTTCGCGCGGCTCTTGCTGCTGGGATGACCGACCATGCCAAATGACCCCGCCGCGTCCGGAACCACCCGCTGGGCGCGCTTTGTGCGCTGGGCTGGGTTCCTGCTGGATGTCTGGCCGCTGCTGGTCTGCGTCCATGACCGTGGCGTGCTGATCGCCTGGCGCGGCAACATCTGGAGGGAGTGGCATGTCTGACCGTTCGGAAACCACCACTGACCCGCAACTGTGGGCGATTGGCCTGACGCTGCTGGCTATGGTGGCGCTGGACGCCTCGGCTGATTGGTGGTGCCCGCCCCTGCTGCGCGCGATGGGGATGCCACAATGAGCGAAAGCCCAAAGACCACCCTGCGCTGCGTCGGCTGCGAGCGTGCGGCGCCGGCTAACGCGAAGCCTGAGCCGTGCGGCAACTGGCTATGCCGGAAGTGCCTCGCGGATACGAAGTGGGCGATGGGCTGGCTCCGCCGCATCATGGGGCCGGCACGCGGCCCGCTAGTCAACCTGATGGAGCCCGCCACATGGCCGAAGACCTGAAGACGACCACCACTTCGGCCGGGGCGTCGTTCCCGCCATCCCCCGCGAGAGCGGATGCCGGGACAGGTCAGGCGACCCCGGCCGAGACCACCCACCCGTTCAACGCGGAGACGGTCGAGCAAGCCGCCGACCTCGCGGCCGACTTCGTGTTGCAAACGCTGGCCAAGGCGCTGGGCGCTGAAGGCTGGTACGCGAGCGACGGCTCGGAAACCTGGGAGGGCGACGTAGCCGGCACGGTCTACAACATCCTCCGCGCCGCCCGCGTGCTTGACCCCGAGACGGACGAGGTTGCCCGCCATGCCAAATGACCCAGCACAGTCCGGAACCACCCTACGCGCGCGTTCATAGGGTTGGAAAATCGGCCGTAACCCATTGAACCGCCGTGACGGAACTTTTGGGGTTGGATGGCTTAACGTGCTGCCGCCGCTCGAATAATTCACCCCCTCAGGGCGCGCCATACTCCGCAAAAACTGGCCGTTATCCGCCACTTTCCCGCCGGGTTGGAAGTTTCCGCCCGGTCGGGTTGGAAGCCTTGTTCTTGATTCGCGCCATCCCGGCCACTGCCATCCGCGCCTGATTGGCCGCCCGGGTGTACAGCTCCACCTCCGCCAGGTTGCGGTGGCCGGTGACGGCGGCGATCTGGTGCGTCGTCGCGCCGGCCTCGGCCAAGCGGCGGGCGCAGGCCTTTCGCAAACCATGCGGAGAGAGGCCGGCGGCCATGCCTGCCTCCTGGCACCAGCCGATGAAGCGGTTGTAGAACCCGCCGGGCGTGAAGCCTTTGGCGTCGGCGCCCTCGCTGGTCAGCAGGAAGACCAGCTGGTCCTGCGGCACATGCGCCAGCTCGGCGGCCAGGGCGGCATGGATGGGGATCTCCAGCTCCGTGCCAGTCTTCACCTGGCGCACGCGGATCATGCGGCCGGAGACGTGCTGGCGGCCCATCCTCACCACGTCGCTGCGGCGCTGGGCGGTGTACAGCAGCAGGGCCAGGGCCAGCCTCTGGCGGGTGCCGCTGGGCCAGCGGGCTTCGTACTGGGCGATGTTGGCCTCGGACCAGGTGGCGTAGCCCTTCGCCTTGTGCTTCAGCCGCTTCACGCCGGCGGTGGGGTCGGCGACCAGCACCTTCGTCTCGATCGCGTGCGCCATCAGGTGCTTCAGGATGCGAAGGCGGTGGTTGGCGGCGGTGCGGTGCGCGGCCTTCTCCGCCATCAACCCCGCGATGCGCGTGGGGTCCAGCAACCGGACCGGCTTGCCGCCATGGCTGGCGCGAAGGTCCTCGATGATGCGGCGATAGGTCGCCTGGGTGCTGGCGCGCAGGTCCGTGAAGGCCGGGCTGCGGTAGTAGCTGGCGGCCAGCGCGTCCAGCGTGCCGGCTAGCGGCTGCTTCGGCCCTGGCGGCGGCGGTGGTTCGGCTGCGATGGCGGCCTGGTAGGCGGCCATGAATTCAGGGCTGCCGGGCGCGCCGGGCAGCTTCACGGGCTTGCGGCCGGGCAGGCGCAGATACGCCCGCGGGTGGCCGTGCCGGTCCTTGAACCGCGAGATATGCTTCAGGTGAACGACGGTCACGCTGCCGGCCACGGGTTGTCCTCTGGCGACGGTGCGGCCGCGCCGGCCCGCTGGTCAAGCCAGGCGTCCAGGTCCCGGCGGAGGTAGAGCACCAGGCCAGGCCCCAGGCGGATAGGCGCCAGCTGCGGCGCGATGTTGCCGAGGAAATAGGTCCTCGACACGTCCAGGTAGGCGGCGGCCCGCTCTGCCCGCATCGAGGCGGGCCAGCCGAAGACGTGAAGAGGGCCGGCACCGTCAGGCATGAGTCAGGTTGGCTCCGCCGAGGCCAGGGCGGCGAAACGGTCGCGCAGGTCCAGCAGCGCTTGGTGCCGCTCCACGCCCCAGAAACTGCACCGCTCGCACAGCAACGCCACGTTGAGCGGCGCCAGGTCGTAGCTGACCGCCTCGCCGCAGCCGGGGCAGTCGAAGCGAAGGTTGCGGACGGTCAGCGGCACCCCGGCCGGGGCTGGCTCGGGGGTGGCGGGCGGCGCGGGCCGGGGCGCCTGGGCGGCAGCGAAGGTAAATAGGTCAGCCATCGGCGGCCTCGCAGCGCAGCGGCGCGTTGGCCAGTTCCAGCAGCACGGCCGCGTGGCAGTGGTCCGGTTCGCCGGCGGCCGGCAGGGGGCACCAGCAGGCGAGGGGCTTGCCGCGCAGCTCGGGGATGCGATCCCACATGCCGTTCAAGGCGGGCAGGCCGGCTGCCAGTCCATTGCGAAAGAACGCCACGCAGTATGCACGCATCTCGGCATCGGTGCCCTCGAACCCGGCCCGGCGTGCGCCCGCGACGGTCCAGGGGTTGCCCCACTTGGTGGGCCGGGCGACGGAGACCGCGCCTTCCGGCAGGCGCCAGCCCTTGGCGCGGCTGAGTTGGATGCGCCGAGGGAGGTCAGCCATTGGTACGATCTCCCCGGGCCGCCAGCGTGAGCACCAAGTGTGTTTCGCGCTCCGACGCCAAGCCACGCGCAGCCCGAGATACGCGGCTCGCCCAGGCCAGCATGGCGGCGCGCTCCGACCCTTCCGCAGCCAGTGCGCGCTGCCACGTCTCGGCCAGGATCACCACGCGGTCCCGCCACTCGGCGGCATGCTCGCTCCAGGCCGGGGTGCGTTTCCGATTACGCATCGTGCCGGCCCTCCGCGACGCGCGCGATCATGTCGCGCAGCTCTTGCCATTCCTGCTGCGCCAGCGTGCCCAGCTCGGTGCGCAGCACCAGGTGCCCGGCCTGCACCAGTGCCGCCACCTGGCGTAACAGCCCCAGCGGGCCGGGCGCCTGCGCCGTGCCGGCGAGGCAGTCCTCCGCGACAAGGGCGCGCAGCAGCAGGCGGATATGGGTGGCGCCAGCCAAGTGCATGCCGCGCTGGCCGGGCAGGGCAATGTCCCAGCCGCGCACCGCCGTGCACAGCGCCGAGAAGGCCGGCTGCGCCAGCTCCGCCGGCGACGGCACATGAGCGTCCAGCGAGCGCGCGGGCGTCGGGTGGGGCGCTGGCGGCGGGGCGGTGACCACCGCCGCCGGCCTGCCCGAGGGGGCGATGCCGGCGACGGCAAACAGGTCGATGCTGGCGGAGTGCGCTTTCACTTCCGCCCCCGCCCGCCATCGCAAACGTCGCGCACGAAACGCACCGCCATAGCCGCCACCTGAATCGCCTCCTTCCGCATGGCGTCGAGGTCGCGCTCGCCCTGCTTGGCCCAGACGTGCGCCTTCAGTTCGTCCACCTCCTCCAGCAGCACGGCGAAGGCTTCATGCGCGCTGTTCATCGGCGCCCACTTCGCCTCGGCCGACTGGACTTCGGCCTCGATCAGGTTGAGGGCCAGCCGCAGGCCGAAGGGGGCTGCCGCCGGCACCACAAACGGCGGCGGAGCCATCCAGTGGACCTGGACTTGGCCCATGCCGTCGCAGTACGTGCAAAGCACCGCGGTCGGCGTCGTGCGACCCAGGCCGTCGCATCTGGGGCAGGGTTCCAAGCCCATCACCCGCACCCCACGCCGATCGCACCCTTGTCGCGCGCCGCGACGAATTCCTGCCAGGGGCGCCAGCCTTGCGGGCAATGGAAGCCCCAGTCCCGCACCCGGGCGCCGTGCAGGAACAGCGTCGTCACCCCCAAGGGCACGCCGCGGGCGCTCTGCAGCAGCTCCACCCGGTGCGCGTCGGCGGCGCGGCGAGAGCCGACCCAGCCTTCCTGCCGCAGCTCGCTGACGCCGTGCGCCAGGTGCTCGATGTAGCTGCCCTGCAGGATCACGCTGGTGCTGTCGTAGGGGTGGTCATGTAGGGCGCGGTCGTCGTCGCTCCGCAGGAAGCGATGCACGTAGGCGCCGGCGTGCTGGCCGTAGCCGGTCAGGTACCAGCGCAGCAGGTAGGGATCCTCGCCGCCGACGATGAAGTCCGGCGCGCGGGCGAAGCAGGTGCTGGCCACCGCGAGCAGCGACTGCCGGGCGTGGGGTTCCATGATCATGCTGCGTCCTCCAGCTCGGCCTCGGTGGGCTCGGCTTCATCGGCGCCGTCGAGCGGCGTGGGGGTGAACTCGGCTTCCTTCGGCTGCCAGCGGTCCAGCTTGCCGGCCAGCTGGCGCGCCAGCTCCTTCACACCGGCCTTGGCGGGCTGGCCGTGCTGCGTGGCCAGGCTGACCAGCACCGCCTTCGGCAGCTCGGCGAGGATGTCCTCGCTGTCGCAGCGGGGGTTCTTGGCGCCAATGATGTTGGCCACGCGGTCGAAGGCCTGGCCGCTGCCGAAGCGCTCTGGCCGCGGCGCCTGCAGCATCATGCCGAGCGCCTTGCGGGCCTGCCGAATCAGCGGCGGGAAGTCGCTGTACTGCTTGCGGCCGTCGGGTTGCAGCAACTCGGGCAGCAACTCGTCCATCAGCACCCGCTGCCAGCTGGCGCCGTGCTGCACCTGGACGTTGGACGCCGTCAGCGCCACCAGGAGCGCATGCAGGAGCACGGCACAGTTGTCGACCTGGTCGGGCGCCGCCTCCTCGTGCCATTCGGCGTCCGACAGCGCCGCCGCCAGCGCGCGATCCTTCGCCTCGGCGATCAGCACCAGGCCTTTCTTGCTGATGCCGCGCGGCTTCGGAGCGGTCTCGGGTTGTGGCTCGGCGGCGGCTGCAGCGGCAGCGCTGGCCTTGCCCTTGGCGCCCTTCGCCGGCTCGGCCTTGCGGCGGCGGTAGAGCATGAAATGCACGGCAAGCTGGGTGTCGATCCACAGGCCGCGGATGACGTTCTTCGGCGCCTTGTCCTCGCGGCCGGACACCTGCTCGAACTCCTTGCCCACCACCGGCGTGCCAGTCTTCGAGGCGTCCAGGATCTGCGCCTGGAAGCCCTGGCCGATCAGCGCCTGGACGCGCGCCTCCATCCACTCCAACTGGGCGGCGCGGAAGGCCTGGGCGTCGCCGGTGTGGCGCGTGTCGCGGTCGCCCTCGGCGAACAGGTCCTCCTGCCAGATGATACCGTGGCGCGCTGCGGCGTCGTCATCGAAGGCAGCGCGGCTGCGGGGGAAGGTGGTGGCGACGCAGGCGCCGAACACGGCGTACCAGTCGCCGGTGAACTTCTTGCCGTGCTGCCGCCAGGCCGCTTCCTGCGTCTCACGCGGGGCCTGGGCGATGGTGTTGAGCCAGTGGGTGTGCGGCACCCTCGTGCGGCCCATGGCGTCCAGCATCGGCGGGATGATGCGGCCAAGGCATTGCAGCTGGCGCGCGGTGCGCGCGGAAACGCCCAGGGTCGCCGCCGCCGTTTCCATGCTGTGGCCGGCGGCCAGCAACGTCTCGGTCGCGCGCCATACCTCCACCGGGTGCAGGCTGGCGCGGACCATGCCGGAAGCGCGGATCGCGGCGTCGCTGATCGGGTCATCCGCGGCGAAGATCTTCACCGGCACCTCGCGGCAGCCGGCGGCGCGGGCGGCGGCCAGGCGGCGCGCGCCCTTGATCAGCACCAGCTGGTTGCCGCGCTGGCGCAGCAGCAAGGGCTGCAGCACGCCCCACTGCGCGATCGAGGCGGCCAACTCGGCATCCTCGCGCTGGGTGGCCGGTACGGTGCGCGCGGGCACGTCCGGCGAGATCTGGATCGCCTCGATATCGGCGACCGTGACGTTGTCGCGGCTCATGCCGGCAGCCCCTCGCGCAGCTCGGCCACGCGCAGCGCGCCGTTGTGGGTGAGGCGACCGCGGAAGGTGCGGTGCGTCTCGCCGTTGCGGGCCGGCGCCTGGGCGAAGGTGCCCTCAACAAGGCGCCCAGCCCACAGGCCCGAGGCAAGCTTCAGGGCGGCGAAGTCGGGCAGCACGATGGTTGCTTCCGCCTCGCCCGGGTCGGGAAGGCCGGTGAGGAATTCTTCTTCGGTCATTGGGCTGCGATCTCCTCGGATGCGCGTTGGCGATCGGCGCGGACTTCGCCCTGCAGGCGGTACACGACGTTCAGGTTCAGCTTGGTCTGGCTGGCGACCATCGCGGCCGGGATGCCCCGGAAGAGCATGGCCTTCGCCTCCTGGTGCTTGCGGTCCACAGCCGCGTCCGCCAGTTCCGGCGCCGTCTCCGGCGAGGGCTGACGCTTCGGCGCGGCGATGATGAAGCCGCGCGGGTGCGCCTCGCGGCGGGCGTGCTGGGGCAGGGCATCGGTCGGAAGTGCTGCCGCCACGGGCGCGGGCGCCGGCAGGGGCTGGGGCTCCGGCTGGGTTGGCGGCAGCGAGCCCGCCGGCGGCTCCTCCTGCTCCACCGGCTGCTCCGGCGGCGTGGGCGGCGGCGCTTCGGCGACCGGCTCCGGCTGAGGCGTGGCGGGCTGGGGCGCGACGGGCGGCGGTGCGGCGGGCTCAGGTACCGGGTCGGACGGTGGGGCGCCGTCCGGGAAGCGCTGGCTGGGCAAGCCGAGGCGCCGCGCGAAGCTGTACAGCGTGCTGTCATTGTCGCCGAACTTGTCGCCCGGCAGCCCGGCCAGGATGGCGCGGAGGCGGCGGCCCGACAGCGCGTAGCGGTGCCAGCCAGCCACCAGCGCGCGGGCGCGCGCCTCGGTCAGCTTGCCATCGGGTTGGAAACCCGGCGGCAGGGTGACGCTGTCGAGATCCAGCTCGCAGGTGACGGCGCCGGGGCGCCAAGTGTCGGTCGGCGCAATGCCGCGCTTGCCGAGGCCGAGCTTGCTGGCCCGGGTGCAGATGGCCGGCCAGGTCAGCGACGTGCCGGCCAGCTGGTTCAGCGTGGCCAGGATGCTTCGGTCGCTGGCGGCCTGTGACCACAGGGCGCGGAGCTTCGCTTCCCGCTCCTCCGTCCAGGGCAAGCCGGCCAGGGCGGCGGGGCTGGTGGGCGCCGGCATGTCAGTGGCCGCCGGGGGGGG